AGTTTGCACATCCTTTCCATCCAACTTTAACCGGAAAATGTCAGAATGTGCCGGATAATGCGGAATGCGTCGAAATATGCCGAAACATGCCAAAAGAAAACAGCCCCGAGGAACCGTCAGGCTCCCCGGGGCTGCTGCTATGTACTCTTACTTGATTTTCCCCTGCATCTGATCCAGCAACTCATCGGCGCGGATGGCCTCGGGAGTAAAGCTATTGTTCTCCCACCATGCCCAGATGGCGGCAGCGGTGGTCAGGCCAGCGGTCACCCACTGCTCCACGCTGGCGCTGTCGATGGGCAGCGGGCTTTTGCCTGCTGCACTCAGCAGCTGGTTGACGAGGGCCAGTGCCAGCACAACGGTGCGGGCGATGGTCGCGGCGGGAACTTTCTTGTTCATCATAGGTCAATCCTCCTGTTTGATCGGTAAAGCCATGACACGGCGGTACAGCTCGGTGCCCGTGCCGTTGCCGCCCAGTGCATGGTAGCTCTTGTACAAATACTCGACGTTCTTCAGACCGCTGGCATCAATCGAGCCCTGCGCCATGAAGTGCTGGCAGGCCTGATACAGCCGGTCGTGCAGGATGGCCAGCAGGCCCTCTTTGATGGCCTTGCGCTCGTCGTCCTGTGCCTTGATGCGTTTGGTCAGGCGGCGGTAGGCCGCGGTCAGCGCCCCAGAGATGCCGGTGAAGGCAAGCTCCCAGAGGTGCTGCAAGATAAACTGCCACATCGGTCTCACCCCCTGACCTGCCCCAGCCCGGCCCGCTGGATGATGCCCGCGTAGTCCTTGTAGGCCACGCTCAGGTCTACGCCTGCGGCAATGCCGGGAATCTTTCCGCTGCGGGTGTACTGCCACATCCCGAAGGGCCAGCCGGGGGAGGGCTTCTTGGTGCGGTAGGCCGCCAGCCATACGTCGTAGGGCTTGAGGGCCGCGCCGCCCATGTAAAGGTTGTTCTGCCCGAAGTTCAGGCCGGTGTAGAGCATGGCGTACACGCCCCAGCTCTCCACCACGCTCAGGCAGTGGGCCGCGATATCGGTCAGGGCAGACTTGCTCAGAGCCGCCTGCAGCTTGTCCTCGATGTCCACAGCCACCGGCAGCTGGAACGTCTTGCCGCCCAGCGCCTGCCTGAACAGGGCCAGCTCCTTGTCGGCCTGTGCCTTGGTGGTGGCCTTGAAGTAGCCATACACGCCCACCGGGATGCCCAGGCGCTGGCACTCGGCGTAGTTGCGGGCAAAATAGGGGTCAATGTAGGGTTTGCTGGGCTTGCCCTCTTTGCTGTTGCCCATGGCCCGGATCATCACGCCGGAGACAAGGCCGCTTGCTTTGACCTTGTCCCAGTCAATGCTGCCCTGCCATTTGCTCACGTCAAGTATTGTTCTGGGCATTCTGCGCCTCCTTTGCAGTATTCAAAGTGACTCCCGCATAAACTCGCCAACTCGTACCGGCATCATCATTGGGCCAAATCGTGACATGCTTTCCACTGCAGATTGGCCATGCATGGAATTGTCGAATCCCATACATTTCATCGCCGAATGTATGCGCTCCCGGTTTTGTTGTGCAGGGATGATGCGGTAGCTCGTCCATGGTCATGGTATGCACATGGTAATGCTGCGGGTCTTTCTGATATTCAGCTCTCTGTAGGGCAACAGCTTCCTGCACGATCTTGTTAAGCCCTGCCTGGTCATACTCCATTTTGAAAGTTCCGCTCTCGAGCAGCTCGTCCAATGTTCCCTCCAGGGTCGTGTCACCCAGTGTGATGCGCACCTTCAGGTCATCCATTGCTCTGCGCCTCCTTCTCGGCCAGCAGCTCGGTCAGCTCCTTGTACTCGTCATCAGTCAACTTGCTTGCGGCATAGAAAACGTCCAGCTTGGTGCTCATGCCCTCCAGATTGCCGCGTTCGATCATGCGTTTACAGGTACGGTACAACATAGGTTTGTCCTTTCCGGGGCAATGCCCCATCTTAAAAATGTTATCGTCCTCTTGGCAGAGGGTTTTACTCCGTGATCCCCAGCTCCAGCAGGGTCAGCCGGTAGGCCTGGTCAACGTTCAGCGCATCCGCATCTGCCTGGGCGGCTTGCAGGGCTTCCAGCGTCTCCGGCAACTTGTCCAGCGCTTCCTGCCGCTTCCGGACGGTTTCTTCCTGGGCCTTCCGCTGGGCCAGTTCCTCTGCGGTGTAGCGGATGTACCGCATCACCGGCACTTCCTCATCCCAGGCGGGCTGAGGGTCAACGCCGGGCACATCGATAACCTTCACCATGTCCCGGCCAATCTCTTTACCATCCCGGTAGTAGATGGCGGGAGAGCCGTCCGGCAGCTTTGCGGTCTCTCTGTGCCACTGCGGAGCTGTGCCCTCTACGGCATCATGGTGAGTGACTTCGACATCTTCCACCAGATAGCCCGCTTCCAGATCCGGCTCAGTGGTCAGCACTGCACCGTTTTCATCAATGATTTTCATGGTTACTCCTTTCACGCGGCATCATCCACCCGCACCCAGATGTACAGGGCATGGTAGGGGTTCAGGATGCTCATTGCCTGCCCGCTGCCGGTGTTGCCAATGCTTACGGTATGGGTGTGTGCACCGGCTTCGTTCATACCAACGCCGTGGGTATGGTCGCCCACCCAAGAGGTGGTCGGGGAACTGCTTTTCGCGGTTTGTCCATTCTCACTGGTGCCCGTGCCACCCGGAAATGCTGCCATGTTAGTTGCCGTTGCAGCACTGACTGTATGACTATGCCCACCTGCACCGCCAGTCCATGCGCTATGGCTGTGTGAACCTGCACTGCCAGTAGACCCGCTATGGTTGTGGCTGGGCATCTCGGCCACGGTCTGGGTGTGGGTAGCGCTGCCGCCGGTGGTGCCCACAGGGTAGGCACTGGAAGCGCCCATGATAAACTCACCTTCGACGCGCTCCCATGTGCCGCCGATAAAGCTTGCCGGGCTGGTGGGGTCGTTGCTGGCCCAGAATTTGATTCTGGCGTAATCCTCCGCACGCTGAGCGGCAAGGGATTCTTCGATCAGCTTTCTTACCGCCGCCGCATCCGCCGGTGCGTTCTCAATGCTCAAGGTCTTATCTGTCCCCGCCTTGGCCCCGGCCTCCTCGGAGGCTTTCTTGGCGGCTTCCTCATGTTTGGCCGCGTTGCTCTCCGACGTCGCCGCTGCCGTTTTGGACTTTTCCGCCGCGCTGGCCGAACCGGATGCTTCCGTGGCACTTCCCGCCGCGGCGCTCTGGCTCCGAGCGGCTGCGGCAGCGGA